CGATGCTGATCCCCTTGCGCATGCCGCATCATCGCACCGCAGACCCCACCGGACAACCGGTTTCCGGACTCTTCCGTCAGGTGCTATCCACTAGGATGGTCACCCCGCCGCTGACGGCTGGTATCGGCGTCGCTGGCGGGTACATCACGGCGCCGGGAGTGCCGAGCCAATCCTCGGCGGTTACCGACAGCATGCCCTCGTCGTCTTCCTCGATCGAGGTAATGCGCACCGTAATGGCCTGCGCGCCCAGTCGTGGGTCGGTGATCTGCACGAGGTCCATCGGCTCCAACAACACGTATTTCCAACCGAGTTGCCAGGAGTAGGTATTGCGATACAGAATCTGGCGCTGCAGGACAAGCTGCGCAGCTATTGTCGCCACGTAATATGGATCGACGATTGCCCGTGCCTGGACCGATGTATCCCGTCGAACCCCGTACAGATCGATCGAGCCCTGGTCAAACGCTTCCGTGATCGATGTGTTATAGGACGTGCCGCGGTCGGTGGTTTCGAGCTGAACCATGTTCAACGCGTCGGCCGGGGTCGAGCGCGTGATGTGCACGGGATCGTCGGTAAAGCCGCCGGTGATCGGACCCGCTCCCGTACGCAATGCCGGTCCGCCCGGCGTCACGCCAAGATAGGTGCCGACGCTCGTCTCCTGGACGATGTAGTCGTCCTCGCCGAGCGAATAAATCGGGGTCGTGTTCGGCGTGTATAAATAGGGTGCGGTGGTCGTCCCGACGGTCAGCGTCTCGGAACCCGAGGCGCTCGTCGTGATTGCAACGTCGGTCCCTCGCGTCTGCACGATCACTAGCCCGGTTGTCGTGACCGAAGCATAGATGCCGGCGGCGGCGAGCGCGCCGTTGCCGGGATCGGCGAGGGTCCCGTCGCCGGTGATCAGCATCGCCAGCGACGCGCCAACCGACGAATAGCTGATGATGTCGTTCGCGGTCAGGTAGTGGCTGACCAAAATGGGTGAGGCGGGGAATGCGCCGGAAAAGGTCAGCGACAGCAGATCGCCTTGGTTCACCTCGCCAGTCAGCGAGATCGGGGTAAAAGTGACCGACAGCGGGGTGTCTCCGTAAGGGATGATCTTGAGGAGCCCTCCCGACCAGACGATCGCACTGTTTGTGACGGCGGCGATCTCGGCCAGCATTTGCGAAGCTGCCTGCTGACTGTCGTATACTGGCGCCAGCATCAATCCGGCGGCGTCGCAGTAGGCCGCATAAGAACTCAGATCATCGAGATTGGCAGCCGGGAAGCCGGCGCCGTATCGGGTGTTCGTTAACAGGTCCTCGACGATGTTGGCAGGGTTCGCGTCGACGCCGTTCGGCGCCGTTCCGGCTTCGATACCGTAGACTTCGACATTGAAGTTCGGCAAAGCAGGGCTCATCCCGAGCTGGTACTGGTCACCTGTGAAGAATGCCGTGCCGGAGTAGTTGATCGCGTTGTTCGGGTAGTTCGTTGTCCAATAAAAATCCGTCGCCTGGCCATCGGCCCCGACCGCCGAGAACGAAATGCCGTTGCCGCCGGTGAGGGTGCTGCCGCCGCCCTGCAAAGTCGTGACGGTTTTATTGTACCATAGGAGCCCCCAGCCGGCGATCGGCCCCTGGCACACGCCGGCGGCGAAGTCGACCTGGTACATCGTCTGTGTGCCGCCCTTTCCGGCGGTCTTGCTGCCGCCGCCGCCCTTGCCTTTCCCCCCGCCGCCGTTCGCGTTGAAATTCTGGTAGTCGAGAAGGTTGACCGCCAGCCGCGCCGTTCCGTACACGAGCGGAATGACGCCGCCTTTTTGCGAGCTCTGAAATCGCAGCGACGCAGCAACGTTTTGCTGCTTGGCGTTGGAGCCGCGACCGAGGATGCCGCTCATTCGGAAAACGGCGAAAAGAACCTTACCGGCCGCCCGGCGAGGAGCGGCTGCAACGCGTCGCCGCGGATAACCCCGCCGCTGTGCCAGGCGTGGATCAGCAGCGGCCATTCGGTGATGATCGCGCCGTGTGCAAAGCACCGCCCAAAGCGAAACAGCGCCACGTCGCCGGCGCCGCCCCGGTCCGTCTCGCGTGTTTTTTTGGCGAGCCCGTTCATGTAGCGTTCGACCCCGCGATGCAGGTGCCAGTCCGGCGGGTAATAGGGAATTTCAACATGGCCGACGATTTCGGCGCGCTCATAGACCTCGGCAATCAGGGTCAGGCAGTCGCAGCCGACGCCCTTGACCCGTCCCATGTGATGATACGGCGTGCCCAGCCAGGTCTCGGCCTCGCCAATGACCGCGGCGCGCTGCCGATCGGTCACACCGAATTCTCCGGCGCCGGGATAAACGGCATTCCGCCAAAGTGGATCTGGTTGTTAAAGGTGTTCGTGCAGGTGCCAAGACTGCGGTCGCACCCTGGCAGGAGTTGGAATTGATCGCCCGCTGCGGGCGGGTAGAGGAACGCCAGCTTGATCGTTACCGATTGTCCGGCTGCAAAGCCGCTGATCGTGCGCGTCTCGCCTGCATTGGCGCCGGTGACGCCGACGATCGTCCCTTGCACGTAGGGATTGGCGGTCAACGGCGGTCCCTGAATGACCGTTTGCGTCGATCCCGACGCGCAGCTAAAGGTGACGGCAAGGCTCGACCGATCGAACTGGCACATTGCGTCGCCGAACACATGGGTGCAGCTTTGCTGCCACAGTCGGCGCGGCATCTGGATGTTCAGCAATTCGAGATGCGAGCGACATTTCATGTCGACGCCTGTGCGGCTGCAATCGATGTCCGAGATGCGCCCGGCGAACAGCACGACGGTCCCGACCACGGTCCCGTAAGGCTGCATAAAGGCGCGCTCGACCTGCAATACCCCGCCGTCGAACTGGCCAGTCCACGCGGCTTGCAGCCAGGCGACCGCACCCAAGAGATCACTCGGCTCAGGGTAGATGTTGACGTCGAGCTCATCGACTTGCACCCCGATCACGACTTTGGTTTTCGACCGCTCGAGTTTCGGCCCGAGCTCGAAATAGCGCCCGGTCGTCTGGTCGGTGATCGCGCTCGCCGCAGCCGAATAGAGATAGACGCCACCCTCAGCCAAGCTGAAGGTATAAAGGTCTGCCATGGTAAACTGCTCGCTGGAATTCAACAGCGCGATCAGCTCAGCTGATGCTGCCTTCATGTGCGCACCGAGATGAAAGTCAGTTTCTTCAGCTGCCACAATCGGAACATGAAGTTTTCGAAATCATAGCTGTCGTCGACGAACCGACAGCGAAACCAGTACGAGAAATCCGCTGCGACGACGATGCCAGTGGCCGGGGGGTTCGCGAAGGTCACCAACCCCGTCTCGGGGTCGACACTGTAGCTCGAAGCGCTTTGGCTGATGCCGTTGAAATAGACCGCTCCAACGGTGTTGGGGGCGGTAACCGGCTCAATAAACCCGCCGTTCGGCAACGCTGCTCCCATGGTCCGTTGCAGCTGAAAAACCGATGCGCTTGAGTCTCCGGTGCCGAGATATTGCCCCCGGATCTGGAAGTCGCTCGGGTCCTCGAACAGAAAGGTGCCGTAGGCGCCCTGGCAGGACAAGTAGAAGCCCATCAACGTGCGCAGCTCGTCGAAGCCGGCCCCGGGGTTGTCGCGTAAGAACGCGAAAACGAGCGTGAACTGCCATAGCGGGAACGGGTAATCGAGGGCCCTCAGCTCGCGGCCGGAAACAGCCCGCTGAATGCGGGTTTGAAACGTCGGAGTCTTGGTAACGCTCCAAGCGAGTCCCGGCAATTCGGGAAAAACCAACGCCATCACGAGCTCCGTAGTGCGGATCCGTTGCGCATCGCCCGGTTGATCGCACTGACCAAAAGGCTTCCGTTTGACTGGAAGAATTTCGCTACGGATTGGCTGTCCATCGCCGACACGTTAAACATGACGTTGGCCCCACCTCCCGCTCCCCCGCTGCCGGCTATCATTGTTTGCAGTCCTTGGCTGATGTCTGCCGGGAGCACCATCTCATTCGTGTGCAGCATCGCGAGTGAGGTCGAGGGAACCATCCAGCCGCCTTGGGCCGACGGCACGATCCCGCCGTGCTCGAAGCTGAACAATGATCCGATACCCTTAAACAGGCTGCTGAAAAGACCGCCTCCCGAAAACAAGCTGCCAAGACCCAAGGCTCCGAAAAGGCCGCCGGAGCCGAATAGCCCCTGCGAGATCCCGCCGCCGGCAATCGCCTCGCCGGCGCCGGTAACCCCACCCGAGAAATCTTGATCGGCGCTCCCGCCGGTGCCCCCAACCAGGCTTGCGCCGAGCGATTTTCCGAGGCTGCCAAGGATGCCGCCGACCGCGGAATTGACGAACTCGGCAATGATCGACTGCGCTAAGTTGGACAAAGCCTTTTGCACGGTGGTCGTGCCCATGATGATTCCGGTGATCGAGGTGTCCAACGCGCGCTGGATCGGCTGCAACAGGCTTTGCCATTGTTTTTGACTGTCTTGAACGGCTTGGGCGTCGAGCTTGTCCTTGTCGGCCAGGTATTTTTCGTAGGCAAGCTCCTCCTGCTCAGTCAGTTTTTCCTGCTGCTGGGCGTCGTCCGCGGCGGCAGCCAGCTTTTTTTCATAGAAATCCTGCTGGAGCGCCCACTCGGTATCGAGCGCATCCTTGAGTTGTGCAATCTCCTCGCTCGTCGAGATTTTGCCGAGCTCGGCCTCCTCCTCGATCGCCGCCTTCTTACGCGCATAGGCAGCGTCGGTGATTTTTTCGTCGGACGAGAGCGCGGCAAGCGTGTCCCGCTCGTTCTGTATGGCTAGCTGTTTTTCGAGCTGATAGACATTGCTCTCGACCGCGAGCTGTTCTTTCGACCCTGCTTCGGTTAATGCTTGCTTATCCTGCCAAAACGCCAACTCCTCAGCCTTTGAGTCGCTAAAGAACGACTGCTCTTCCGCGAGTTGACTTTGCAGCTCGGCGCGCCAGGTTTGCAGCCGGTTAGCGGCACCGCCGCCGCCTTGCGTCCCGCTTTTTGCCTGCTGACTGACCGAAATCCCGGGCTGCTGGTTGGCGGCATTGCCGGATTGGCTGATCGCGCCGCCAACGGAACCGGCAAGTCCGGCGGTTCTCGCTTGCAGCGCGCTGATTGTCGATCCGATCTGCGCGGCGGCGGCTCCGATATGGGCCTGCGCCTGTTGCGCCGCGGTCCCGAGATCGGCGAAATGGACCTTCATCGCCCCGGTGGCCGCCTCTACTGCGTTGGCGGCCTCTTCCATTCCGGACTGAAGCTCGTCGGTCTGAGCAGAGATGGCAACGCTGGTTTCGATATCCGCCACGCCGTCTCCTTTACCTATAGACTGCGCCCGCAGGCGCCCGTTTCTGCCCGGATCCCTTTCCCGCCGGGCTAGGCCGAGGCTTTGCTTTGCCGGTGCAGCTCGGGAAAATCGAGCACGACGGGACGCAAACCCGCGTGAACGTCACCGCTTGCGAACGACGGCCCCAATTCGGCGAGCAGTTGTCCAACGTTGGCGTTCAGGTTCGATCGTGCCGTGCCCGGCCGTGTTGCGCGCTCGCGCTGCTCTTTGCCGACCCCGAGATAGGCCGCGATCATCAGGTGCAGCGGCGGATGGTCGATCCAATACCGCGTCAGCTCTTCGACGTCGAACAGCGTCATCGCGTCGATTATCGGATAGCTGTACCCGCAGGCGGTGGCGAGCAGGCCATAGATGTCTCCCCAGCGGTCGCTGCGATCGGCGTCGTCGCCCCCGGGTCTGGCCCGGGGGCTGCGGCTTCCCCCAATCGATTTGCCCGTGGCCGCAGACCGGAGCCGGTCAGGACTGCGTTCAGCACCGGCCCGGCATTGCCGAGGTCCAACAGATCTTCAACCATTTCTGGCGTCATGTCGGGATAGTTCCGCTGCAAGGCGGAGGCGACGATTTCGAGCAGAACGCCAATTTGCGTTTCACCCATTTGCGCGCCGATCTCGGAGAGCTGGCGGACCTTCGGCATCAGCCGGCGCAGCTGGCCCAAGGTCAACGGTGGGACGGTCCATTCCCGGCCGCCCATGGTGATCGCTATGCCTGGGATCATGCCGCCCTCCGCCCAGCGGGCTGCCGCCGCCGCGACCTGGTGCTCGTCATTCGACCGTGCTCAGATAACCGATTGTCCCCGATGCGTCGGCAAACGCCATGAAGTCCAGTTCGCTGATCGTCCAATCGTCAATCTTGGTCGGCATCGACAGCTTGTTGGCGGTGCAGGCGTTGAGCCGCAGTGCCGTCCCCTCGCCGCTGTACGTGGTGTAGAACGTCGCCTTGAAGGTCGGAGTGGTGCCCATCACCTGGTTGGTCAGCGTGAGCTTGTTGCCGCTCGTCGTGATGCTGTAGGTATAGGAGATCAGCAGTGCTGCGTTTGCGTCGGCCGCGGCGAAGGTGTAAACGCCGGTCGCGAAGTTCACCGAATATTGGCCGGCCGCGGAAGGGGTGGTTACGCGGTTGAAACGGCGGCCGTTCGCGGCGTAAACCACCCCGAGGTCGTCATTGTAGCTGGACGCGTTGGCGACCGTCACTGTGTAGGGGCTCGCGGCCGGGACGATCGCTGCCTCAAGTTCCGATACGGCGAATTGACCCGTCGCCGCCGTCACCCCGAAGAAAATGTCGCTGTACAAAAGACCGAGGATCTGCGCGAGTTTCGCCTTTCCGCTGATCTTGCCCTGACCGCGAGCGATCGCAACGGGAAACTGAAGCTGGCCGTAAAGCTCTTTGTCGGTCCAGTCGAAATCGATTTGAACGTCTTGGAGCACACCGAATTGGCGTGGGCCGATACCCGACCCGGTCACATCCGTGCGCTCGCCCCACAGCGCGCCCGACCCGAAGCTGAGCTGCATTTTAGATACTCCCTTGGAAATCGTTCTCCGCTGCCGTCTCTGGCAGGGGCTTCCGCACGCGTACCGGCAGCCGCTTCAGGGCCTCTTTGGCGGCATGCGCCACATTCCAGGCCGCAGTGTTGCGAGCGACCGCCGAGCCCGGAAAATGATCGGTCCACCAACGCTCGATCACCGCGTCGAGCAGATCGTCCGCTTGTAAGGCTGCAAAAGGTCTCGCCGGCGGGGCATCACGGTCATCGCTCATGTCGTCGTGTCCTTGCTGATTGACCTGGGCTTATTGACCTGGCCGGCCGCGAGGCGGTTCACCCGGCCGCGGCAGCGGATGTCTCGGCGGCTTTGGCGGATGGGGTGCGGGATGCGAGACGGGCGGTATTGGCGGCTGCGGATGGGGCGGCCGGTGATGCCGTTCGGGCGGACGAAACGTCTGGGCGACAAAATTGTCGTCCTCGCGCCGCGACCGCAGATATTGGTCCCACTCATGCTCGAGCTCGGGCTTGTTGCCGGCAAATTCGAGCACGCCCCACATGTTACGTTTTAGATCGGTAATCGGGTCGAAGCCGTGCCGCAGGAACATCTGCCAGCGATCCCAGTACTGGCGATTGACCTTGGCCCCGTGAAACCGATGCTCGATCGTCCCGGCCACATAGCCGATCCGGCCGTTGACGGCGTGCCTGGCGCGGTGTTGCCAGGCCTCCAGCATCGCCTTGTAGGTCGGCGAAACGCCGCTCGGAAACGAGCGGCTCGCCATGCCCAGCATCGCCACCGCCTGGTGATGGTCTGCGGCGCCCATCCCGCCATATTCGAAAAGCCCGCCGATCAGGTTCAGCGTGTCGCGTCTGATCGCCCACATGTAGCCGGGGTGCGGGTAATGGTGCTGGCCGCCGCCGCCGATCCAGAATTTGTGAAAGTCCTGACCCTCGCCGACGACGATCGGGTTTCCATGCACGTATTGGTGACAGAACGAGCGCCAGTGATCCTGGTGCGAATCGGCTGGCCCGAGATCATAGCAATCGCGCCACGGCTGCACGACCCGGTAATGCTGCAACGCCGCGATCGTTTCCGCCGCCCAGTCGCGGTGTCGCGGAAATACGTCGCTGTCGGACCAGCAGATGTATTTTGCTTCCGGGCGGCGCTGGATGCCGATGTTCAACAGGCATTCCTTGGTCCATGCCCAGCTATCGGCGCGCACGCCAATGTGGGTCACGGTCCCGGGGATTTCGCATTCGAAAGGCGCCTCGCCATAAGCGCACTCGATCACCGTCACATCGGCGCCGAGTTCGTGAAGGTGACGCGCCCAATCGACGTAATGCTGATGGGGCCGGCGCCAACGCAGTGGATTGAACCGCGCGGTAAAGACATGGAGTACGCTCATGAGCGGTGCGGCCTCACACACAAAGGATTTCGACGGGAACGATTGCGATCGCCTGGTCGCCGAGCACGCCTTCATCGGTCTCGATCTTGCCGGCGATATAGGCGTGCTGAACCATGTCCGGCAAACCGAGGTTCTGAATCCCGGACGCCGGAGAGGGCGCCAACGCCTGCTCAAGGGAGTCGAGCAGCGGGTTCAAGATCGACGCCGGCGCTGCATAGGGATCGCTCGAATGCACGTAAATGTAAAAATCGGCGAAGAGCGTCCATACTGTCGGCGCGCCCAGTGCCTTGACGACCGCGTGCCCGCCCTTTTCGCTCATGAACAACGCGGGCTGCTCGACCGGCGCTACGTCGGACCAGTGCCGCAGCCGCCGGTTGGCGCTGGCAAAGCTCCAGGCGCGCGAACCAGCGGACCAAAGCGCGCCGTAAATCGCTTCACGGTCGATCATTGGCTGATTGCCTCGCGTAATGCACTTTCGATGCCCGCCGCAATGTCCGGCGTCATGTCATCGAGCGCCGACCGCAGGAACGACCGCTCCGGCAGATCCATTCGCCGGGCGTGCCCGGCGACGCCGATGGTCTCGGCCGCGATCGGGTGGCCAAAAGCCTCCTTGATCTGGCGCAGGCTCGCGCGCACGTTTACGGTGCCGGAGAAGCCATATTCCTGGGCGGCGGCATAGTTGAGAGCGCTGTATACGGTCGTGTGCACGGCACTGCCGGTATCGTCGACCTGCCCGGCGATGCTCTGCCTGAGCGCGCCGCTGCGGACCTGCAGAACCTGGCCGCTGAGCTTGTCCTGTTGGACATTGTTTTGCAGGTCGATGCCGAGCTTGGCGATCGCTCGCGCTATCCCCTGGTTGGCGTCCTGCCGCATCGCGGTCAGCCGACCCAATGCCGCGCTGTCGCCGACAAGGCGGGCCGCGATCACAACGCACCCCCGATTAGTGCCGGGTCGGTCGCGGTCGCCGCCATCATTACCGAATAGGCGGCAATGGGCGCCACGACACGATACTGCTGAAGCAGGGTCGCTATGGGTGCGCTGATGTCCTTCTGCGAGTAGCTGACCGTCTCGCCACCGCCTACGGCCTTCGAGACCTCGCCGATCCTGGTACGTTCGCGATAGCGAAGCGCCACGAGCTCGATACAGGCCTGCGCGATCTCCGGCGGCGTCGTCGGGTAGCCGGCGGTATAGGAAAAGGCAATATTCTGCGCCCGCCGGGTAAAATGGTATCCTCGTACCGAGAGTTGGGTCGGCGAAAATACATAACCCGCCGCCAGTCCGGTGCTCGGCGAAGGCGGCGGCGCCTGCGGGATCGCAATCCCGTCAATCGTCAACGACAGCACGGCGCAGACCGGAAAGCAGGCGAATTGCAGCTGCTGGCCGCCGGTTCCGTCGCGCACCTCGAGATAATCGGCGACGGCAATTCGTCGACTGAGCCAAACTTGGATGTATTGACTCGCAGCGGTAATCAACCTCGTCAACAGCGCGTCATCGGTCGGTGGAAATGCGCTTTGCCCGGTTTGCAGCCAGGCCTTTACATCAGCCAAATTCGTCAGGTCGCCGTATGCCATCAGGCACGCCCCCACGGGTTCTCATCCTTTGCGGGCGCCATTACCGGCGCCCAGGCGCGCTCGAGCCGTGCGACGTCCTCGTACATTTTGCCGCAAGCCGAGCGCGCCTCGTCCGGACCAACCGCTGCGATGAGCAGCGACATCAGGATCGTGCTGACCGCGTCGAGGGCCGCGGGCCAGCCGTGCGCCGTTGCCGCGTCCGCGACTGCCGGGTTGATGGTCTTTATCGCCTTGCGCACGATGTCGACGTAAACGCCGTCGTCGATCTCCGACATCTTCAGCTCCGGTCCGAAGGTGGGGGTTCCGGTACCCCGCGCGCAGGCTTTAATTGCTCCTTACGGAGCGTCTGCTCGTCCCGGCTTTCCTGATGCCGCGCCGGCGTAAAACCGTGCGCCATCAGCTCCATCACCGCCGCGGCCGGGACCAAAAAATCTCCCGCCGCAGTAGCGCGGTATTCGTTGCCGTCGTAGCTGCAAGCGACCGCTGTATTATGACGAACTCGAACGAGGGGTCCACACCGGACGTCACTCGCCCGTGGCTCCACAGCAGCCTCGGCAGTTCGGTTCAGCACTGAGAACCCCCCGTTGTTGACCAAGTGAACCGCGACATCTGACGGCACGTTGACCGTGCCGTCGATGCCGACCCGATAGCGCGCCGTACCGTGATTTGCCTCGTCCTGGCCGAACATGGCGCGGAGTGCTATCAGGTCGGGCACGTCCGTCAGCCGTTGGCGATGTTGGTGATCACACCCATTGCAAACGGGGCGTAGACCGCCAGCACCTCTTCGGCGTAGACCCCCACCTGGCGCTGGCGGGTGACGATCGGCCAGTCGATCTGGTAATAGTCCTGCCGCGTCTTGATCTCCGCGACGTTGGGAACCTCATTCGACTGGTACTGGATCGGCAGGTTCTCGGCCCATCCGATGATTGTGCCGGGCGGGACCCGCGGGTGGATCTTGATCGGGATCCGCAGACCGCCGTAGATCGCGAACGGATTGTAGTAGAATTGCACGGTGCCCGATGCCGTCAGCTGATACTCCCCCTCGCTGCCGTCGGCTGGCGTGTCGTAGCGCAGCAGCGGACCCGACGCGTTGGAGAGCACCTTGGTGGTGATGTTTTTGAGCTCCTGGGCGTTGACGTAAAGCACGGTCGGCGACAATTCGAAATTGTTCCACATCGTCTGGAACATCGTGTCGATCTCATTGACCGAGCCGCGGCCCGAAGGGGTCAGCGTCGTGCCGGTCCCAGGAGTGCCGGTCGCTAGCGTATTGACGTATGCGTTGGAGCCGTTTTTTAGCGCGGTCGTCAACAGCCCGTCATAGGCGTAGCTTGGGTTCGCGGAATTGTCCGCGGTAACTGCCGACTGCAGCTGCATGCCGGTGAGGAGCGGCGCCGACACCGCCAGGCTGTTCAATGTCGTGATGGCCTGTAGGGTTTCGGTTCCGGTCGAGGTCGAGATGTACCAGGCATAAGCGACCGCCCCCTGGATCGGGGTGACGCTGCAAAACAGTGACTGGCCCAGAGTGACTGGCTGGCTCGCTTCGCCGCTGATGTTCGACGAGCCGCCGTTGAGCGTAAAGGTCTTGCCGTCGACCCCCGTGACCACCTTGGTCGTGGCGACGCCCGCAGCGACGCTGGAGTTTTGGTATCCTTCAAGGGTCAGGGCGACGACTTTGACAAAATAGGTCGCGGCCGGCAGCGTCGCGGCGCTGCCCGAGGCGGATAGGGTTGGGGTCGCCGGCGTTCCGAGCGACAACGACGCATTGCCGGCGAGGATCGCCATCTCCTCCTTCAGCATCATCTTTTGCAAGAGCCGAAAAGTCATTCGCGCCTGGATGTCTTCGAA